ATACTGAATTCACCGGGAGGCACCCGGCACCATGCAAGAAAAAGAATGTGCATGCAAACATGCCCCTCTCCGGAGGGGCATTTTTTATGGGTAAAAAATGCCCGAATGGGTTCGGGCAATAGCATGAGATACTGATATTGTTGTGTTGTTATCGTGTGGATTTTAACCAGGGTTTATCAGGCTGCGCAACTGCGTGGCCTTTTTTCATTTCTTGGGCTGTAGTCCCCGAGTGTCATTCAGGCTTCCGGACTACAGCCAGCCCACTCCATATCTGATTTAATACACTATCCCGGCCGGGAGGAATAATGACATTTAAACATTATGATGTTGTCAGGGCGGCGTCGCCGTCAGACCTTGCGGAAAAGCTGACACACAAACTGAAAGAGGGCTGGCAGCCATACGGCGGACCGGTTGCCATTACGCCGTACACACTGATGCAGGCGGTGGCTATTGAAGGAGAGCCACAGGTCGGCCCTTCATCTGAGTCGGATTGGTACTACGTCATCGTACTGGCCGGGCAGTCCAATGCCATGGCTTACGGTGAAGGGCTTCCGCTGCCGGATTCATACGATGCTCCGGATCCGCGCATTAAACAGCTGGCGCGCCGCAGTACAGTGACGCCGGGCGGGGCTGCCTGCAGATATAACGATATTATTCCGGCTGACCACTGTCTGCATGATGTGCAGGATATGAGTACGCTGAATCATCCGAGGGCTGACCTGAGCAAAGGGCAGTACGGCTGTGTCGGCCAGGGTTTACATATTGCCAAAAAACTGCTCCCGTATATCCCGAATAACGCGGGGATCCTGCTGGTACCATGCTGTCGTGGTGGTTCGGCATTTACCCAGGGCGCGGAGGGGACATTCAGCGAGTCCACGGGGGCCAGTCAGGATTCGGCACGCTGGGGGGTGGGCAAGCCGTTATATCAGGATCTGATTTCCCGCACAAAAGCGGCATTGCAGAAAAATCCCAAAAACGTTCTGCTGGCCGTCTGCTGGATGCAGGGTGAGTTTGACATGAGCGCCGCCACCCACGCACAGCAACCTGCGCTGTTTACAGCCATGCTGACACAGTTTCGTGCTGACCTCTCCGTGTTTAACGCGCAGTGCCATGGTGGCAGCGCTGCAGATGTGCCGTGGATTTGTGGTGACACGACGTATTACTGGAAAAATACATACGCTACCCAATACGACACCGTGTACGGCGGGTATAAAAACAGGGAGAGTGAGGGCGTTTATTTGTGCCCTTCATGACAGACGGTAACGGCGTCAATACCGCCACTAACGCGCCGGCAGAAGATCCGGATATTCCGGCATCAGGATATTACGGTGCGGCATCGAGAACGAATGGAAACCAGGTATCATCAAACCGCCCGACACATTTCAGTTCATGGGCGCGCAGGAGCATTATTCCGGATCGTCTGGCAACCGCTATTCTGAACGCAGCCGGGCGCACCTCCGCCTTCATCAGTGGTAAGGCACCGGAAATCAAACCCTCGCCCGGCGGCAACACGCCATCGGGTCCGTCTGCAGATATGTCCGTTCGCACAATCTCCCTGCTGCCGGCAGCCGGAGAGGCTGCTGCGCAGGGCTGGAGCATTAAGGATGGCGGAATTCAGTTGTCAGATGGTGTATTTAAGATCACCAGGCAGAGCAATAAAACCTGGTCCCTGACGCATCCGGTGGATGACGCAATTACCCTGCTGACACAGGGCGGCAGACTGAACTGTAAGTTCCGCCTGTCAGGCGCACTGACCAACAATCAGTTCGGGCTGGGGATTTATCTGTATACGGATGCTCCCGTTCCTGATGGTGTGGCGATGACGGGTACCGGTAATCCGTTCCTGATGTCGTACTTCACTCAGACCACTGACGGCAGAGTGAATCTGATGCATCACAGGAAAGCCGGAAACACGAAGCTGGGGGAGTTCGGCGATTACGGTAACGACTGGCAGACGCTGGAGCTGGTGTTCACCGCCGGCAGTGCCACGGTTACTCCGAAACTGAATGGAGTGGCTGGCCCGGCATTCCAGGTTATAAAAGACAGTCTGACACTGGGACTGAATGCGCTGACGCTGACGGATGTTACAAAAAATGCAGCGTATGGCGTTGAGATAGAAAGTCTGGTGCTGGAGATAAATGCACCGGCATCATCATAAAAAGTGAGCCAGTCAAATGGAAGGTATCGTTAAACTCACCGGTAGTGTCAGTGGGTCGTCTGAGACGCCTGCATGAGTTATCAGAGCCATCAGTAGTTAACTGGTGGCTTTTTTATTGTTGTCAGCTTCCGGATAACGGGAGACGGGGTATGTACCAGATGGAAAAAATCACAACAGGTGTGTCATACACCACGTCAGCGGTAGGGACGGGATACTGGTTACTGCAACTGCTGGACAAAGTCTCTCCGTCCCAGTGGGTGGCAATAGGTGTACTGGGGAGTCTGCTGTTTGGCCTGCTGACGTATCTGACTAACCTGTATTTCAAAATCAGGGAGGACCGCCGTAAGACGGCGCGGGGAGACTAAAGCGATGAAGAAAAAATACGAACTGGTTGTTAAAGAGATAAATAATTACCCGGATAAGATTGCTGTTACTGTGGCACTTGAAATTGGCGGGCATCCGTCGTTGTTGTTGCCACATGTGGCGATTAGTCTTGACCGTACTGAAGGTGCCACGCTGGAGTTTTACGAAGCTGAGGCGAAAAAGCAGGCGAAGCAGTTTTTCATGGATGTTGCTGCCGGGTTATGTGAAGGGGATGGTCCGTTACCGGAAAAGCGTCCCGTAATTTTAGAGGCGCAGGATGTGTTGATAACCTACAGAGGAAAACTACCGGGAATAATTACGGGTTCTCTGAAGACTCCACCGCTGGCCTGAAGACTTAACATATCCAGGGATTTGAAATCGATAAACCCTGATAAATATCCATGAACGCAAAAATCAGATACGGCCTGTCGGCTGCCGTTCTGGCGCTGATTGCCGCAGGTGCGCCTGCGCCTGAAATCCTCGACCAGCTTCCGGATGAAAAGGAGGTAACCACACCACAGCATACCGTGATGGTGCGGGTATCTGGACCATCTGCCGTGGAGCCACCCGGGTGGATGGTAAGCCTGTTATTCCTGGCATGAAGCTGTCGAAGGAAAAATGCGACCGGGTTAACGCCATTGAGCGTGATAAGGCGCTGGCATGGGTGGAGAAAAACATCAGAGTGCCACTGACCGAACCCCAGAAAGCGGGGATTGCGTCATTCTGTCCGTACAACATTGGCCCCGGTAAGTGTTTCCCGTCGACGTTTTATAAACGAATTAATGCAGGAGATCGAAAAGGTGCCTGCGAAGCGATTCGCTGGTGGATTAAGGACGGTGGCAGAGACTGCCGTATTCGCTCAAATAACTGTTATGGTCAGGTATCCCGTCGTGACCAGGAGAGCGCGCTGGCGTGCTGGGGAATCGACAGATAAGCAGAATATTTTGCTGAAAAATGACGTTGGCCAGCGCGGGCGGATAACACGAAATCCTGCGAACTGGCAAAATGTAAGTGAATAAAGTTAGGCAGATTATTTCACGCAGAGGCACCGTAATGGTGCCTTTGTCATTTCTGCGCTTCGCACAAGCGTAAATAAACCAAAGAACCTTTCAGGATGAGCCCTGGTGGATAACCGGCAGTGGTCTGGTTAACCCTCTTTGGGCTGGTTATTCCTGTGCGCAGGGTTCATCACTAAAAGGAATCAACCATGAAAGAGATGATTTCTGTCGATCATGAAATATCCATGAGTAGTCTGGATTTTCTGAATAACATTATTAATCCAGCCCGGGCAGAAGCCGGAGAAGTCCCTCATGAACCGCGTAAGTTTCTTGCAAAAATTGAGGATGAGCTAGAGCTTGATGGAACCGGAAAAAAATTCCGGTTAAACAATAACCAGACAAGAACGGCATACTATGATCTGGATTTTGACCAGATGATGCTCGTTGGCATGAGGGAGTCAAAGGCCGTTCGTCGTTCTGTGCTGGCAAGACTCAAAGCGATGCATGGTATTCAGATCCCCCGGACTTTACCTGAGGCGTTGCGATTTGCGGCAAAACTGGCTGAACAGAAAGCAGTGCTGGAAAATCAACTGGCAATAGCAGCGCCGAAGGCTGAATTTGTTGATAACTATGTTGAAGCATCTGGTCTGATGGGATTCCGGGAAGTTGCTAAGTTACTCGGTATCAAAGAAACCGATTTCCGGCTGTTTTTGTTGGAGAACGGAATAATGTATCGCCTCGCTGGAAAAATGACGCCTTACTCGCATCACCTGGATGCGGGGCGGTTTAGCGTGAAAACGGGCGAGGCGGGCAATGGTCATGCTTTTACGCAGGTTAAATTCACCCCAAAAGGTGTTCAGTGGATTGCTGGTCTGCTTGCTGCATGGAGAGCTACCGCAGCATGAAGATGATAAAAACGGACTGGAAATTTTTGCTGGTCTGGCTGATTCCGTTTTTATGGGTGGTTGCCCGGTTAATTACTGCTATTAAGGGGTAAAGATGTCAGACAAACTCATAATGCTGGCGAAGGGCCTTTGTGTAATCGTCGGTATTTCATTTTCACTAATGCTGGTTGTTCTTTTTCTTTCCATAACCTGGATGGCGTTGACTTCGGCAGGGCTGGTGGGGTGAGCATAAACCGAATGCTTTCCGCGTTTACCGTTATTCTGCTGGTGGTCTGTGGTGCGCTTAGTCTGGGGCTGAATCATTACCGCGATAACGTCATCACCTACAAAGCGCAGCGCGATAAAAAAGCCAGAGAGCTGGAGCTGGCAAACGCAACCATTACTGATATGCAGGTGCGCCAGCGCGATGTTGCTGCGCTCGATGCAAAATACTCGAGGGAATTAGCCGATGCGAGAGCTGAAAATGAAACTCTGCGTGCTGATGTTGCCGCTGGTCGTAAGCGCCTGCGGATCAACGCCACCTGCTCCGGTACCGTGCGTGAAGCCACCGGCACCTCCGGCGTGGATAATGCAACCGTCCCCCGACTGGCAGACACCGCTGAACGGGAT